TAGCTGCAATGCAAGTCTTGGACTAAAATCTGGAATATTTAAACGGTCGCTCCACCAAGAATCAACTTGCTCACGCCATACTCTACTAGCAGGAGTAATTCCTTCTAGCAGTGTTCTATCCCAATTAAAAATACTAGAGGCTGCATCTTTAAGTGAACTGGCAAAACTTTCATGCTCAAAGCCTTGCTCAATCAGCATATCGCCAACTGTGCCTTTACCAGAACCTATTAATCCAATAATTCCTATTAGCATGTGTTTATTATACTACGTTAAGATTTAAAAGCAAATAAAAAAATAATTAACCTATAATGAATGATAACGGATCTGAACCATCTACATAGTTCTTTAGATCTTCTTCGAGTTGCTGCATCTCCGCTTGTGCTTCTGCCTTTAGTGTGTCACCGTTAAGGCTCGTGCCGCCTTGTGGCCCAGCAATAGTGCTGAACTTGCTACGAGCTTCGCCTAATGTAAACTTAGCAAGTGCTAGACTGTAATCCTGTATCCAAGGCTGGATCTGTTGATCTTGTAGCAATCCAGATTCTGGTCTTGTATTATATACCCAGAGCACAACCTTTTCACCGCTAGCACTAAACTTACGCAAGAGTGTGACAGTTTTAGTTACTGGGTTAAATTCAAAGTTAACAAAGCCACCGAACATTCTAGCACTGAGTTCTTGATACTGGTAATACATTTCATAAGTCGCTTGACCGCCTACACGCCCTGCTTGAAGCAAGTAAGTGTTAACGAATGCTGCTTCAAAAGGCTCAAATTGTGTTCCAGTATCTGAACTACCACTGCCCACACTACGACGAAAAACCTGTCTTACTTCTTGTACTTCGTTAGGAAGAACATATTCCTGCTGATTTTCAAGGATAGATAAAAATAGATAACTACTTTCAACACTACTCCCGGCTCTTTGTCGATATTTGCGCACCGCTTGGTCAATGCACATATCATAGTGCTCTGGATCCAGCTCGACGTCTACCATTTGGCCGCCTAAACGGAAGTAGATGTAATCAGTAATGTCTTTTCGTAATGTAGTTAATTGGGCCATTAATAAAAGTTCCTAAAACAGCAGGGGAATTTAATCCCCTGCTTCATATAGTATTTATTTAGAAACTTTAAGTAGTACTATGTGCTCGTTAAGACGGCCGTTCATTTTTGTCTCGGTTGCTTTGATATCATCCATAAACTTCCGTAATACTACTTTGCCAGCTTTTCCAAACTCTTTAAGTTGTGCTTCTGGCTTCCGTAGGGTCTTTTGTACACTGAGCTTCTCATCATAAAACTGCAATGTAGTGCCTTTAACCATTAAAGTTGCATGCTCTTGTGCTACATACTTGCCTAACTTGCGGTTCTTGGTATTAAATACCCAAAGTTCTGTAGCACCTACTACTGTAGTAGGATCAACACTAACAATTTTGTAACGATCATCGTCCTTTTTAAATTTAAGTTTAGCAACCAGTTTATCAGCACTCTTGGGCTTGGGCTTACGAGTTGCTCGTGTTGCTTTTTTAAGGTTAGCATATGCATCAAGGTCGCCAAACATTGTATCAAAGAATTTGATCATCTGTTTAATATCAGCCTTGCTAAGATGTTTATAGCCTTCTGCAAGATCTTCAGGACAATCTTTCTGTGTTAGGGCCTGAAACTCTGCTGCCACTGGCTCGTAGTAACTGCGAATCTTTCCGATATGCGCCTGGGCAACAGTGTTGCTCTTGAGATAATCAAACATTGCAGGAATGTCGTTGCTAGGTTGCAAGTCCGTCCATTCTTCAAACTGCCCAATAATGTCACTGAGCTGCTCACGCATACGTTCTTGTATGCTGGGCTTGTAGGTACTAACTTTAACTGTTTCTTCTGCCTTCTTTGCAGCAACAAGTTCTTTACCAGATTCTGCTAGTGCAGCAAGTTTATCTGTGTAGTATTTGGTACTCTGATTATACTGATCTTCATCGTTCTTGGCACCAGCAAATTCAGGGAAATCACCTTGAGCAAATGGTTTATCACTGTAAATGTTAGTCCAATAACACCAAGCAGCAAGTCCACTGCTGTATATTTTGTAGTCTGGGTTGGCAGCAATGGCCTGTGCGGTTGGCTTGTCATACGCCTTGCGCACATACCCCTTGACAATGCTAACATATTCTTTAGATTCAACTTCACTATGCACTTTCTGATGAAAATACTTGTAACCTTTATCTGCAGAAATACCACCAATGCCTGATTTAACTCGACGGGGGTTCGATTTCTTTTTCTTCTTAGTCGTTAGTAGTGAGTTCTTTGCCATAAAATTTCTCCATGCCTTCTATGAGGTCCATAATGTCAGCTATATCCAGATTATCCACGGCCTCGTTTGCTACCGTTTCAACCCATTCTTTTTGAATCTGATTTAACGGTAGCACACAGCCTGTGGAAAAGTCAATAACCTCTGCCATATTTAAACACCAATACCCAGGGCTGGGCTAACCATGTGGCCTGGTACACGCCATTTGGTCCCACAGTTAAGGCTTCGAACAACCAGGTTCTTGCGGTTAACTTTGGTAATCTCACCAACAACTGGTCCATTGCGTCCGTCAAACTTGACACGGTCACCAACCACAAAACTACGAACAGCCTTTTTCGCTAGGAAAGCGCGGCGCATCTGAACAGCGTCAACTACATCTTGTAACTCTTCGTGGCTCATGTGTGAAATGGCAGCAAGTGTGGAACGCATAAAATCTTTAGATTGCTCTGACATGTTTAACTCCTTAATTTCAACTTATACATCATAGTAGCACAGATGCCATAATAGTCAACCAAAAAACCTAATTTTTATTAGGGACAACTTTTACGGCATTCATAATCGCCGTATCAAACTTATCCATGGCTTGAACCATCGAGGTCAACTGGTCATGCAGATCATAAGAACCAGAGGTCGTCGTATCACGATCCAAAGCATTCAAGATATTGACCTTCTGGCGCAGTTGCTCCAGCATTCCAGCCATGTTACCCAACGTGTATTGCTTCATTTCATTGTTTGTCATGTTGTTTGGTCCTTTGTTTGTGTTCTCTAACTATAACTATAATAGCACGGACTAGCAGATAGTCAACCAATTACTCAAAATTTCGTAGGTTAAAATCCACATAAATACTATAACTAGTTAAGGATTCTAAACATGCCTAGAATATCCATGTGGAGAGACGGTGCTCATAGTGCTGATTTTAAATTTTTTGATCGTAACATCAAAGAACAATTTACTGTGGGCGGGACTGGCATATCAGTACACAAATATCTAGGAATCTTAGACCAAGGCCCTAGCAATGATCTCAGCCAACCGCAGGCAGCACAGGATGATCCTCTAGCTATCCAGGACTTCTTGTTCTTAGAGAACAGAGATCGCAAATACGAGCAAGATGTATACAGCATGCGTGGCATATATAATGTTGCTGACACTGATTTTGATTTAAGCCAATTTGGTTTATTCTTACAAAACGACACCCTGTTTATCACATTCCATCTTGCAGACATGGATCGCATTTTAGGTCGCAGATTAATGAGCGGTGACGTTCTTGAACTGCCGCATCTTAAAGATTATAATAGTTTAGACACAAGTTTAGAAGTTGCTCTTAAACGCTACTATGTGGTGCAAGAAGGCACTAGACCTACAGAAGGGTATAGTCCCACCTGGTGGCCGCATCTATGGCGTGTTAAGTGCACACCACTGGTAGATAGCCAGGAGTACCAGGATATCCTTAATAAGATACAAATTAACGAGAACACTGGCGAAAGTACAGGCAACACACTTAAAGATCTTCTTAGCACATATTCCAAAGAGCTCGAGATTACCAACAAGATTGTCCAACAAGCAGAAGTAGAAGTTCCCAAGAGTGGTTATGATACCAGCAAGTACTATGTAGTTCCAGCAGACGAAACTGGTCAGCCCATGGATCCAACAGGATATACCGCTGATGTTTCTAGCCAATCTGCCGACTCTGCTCTTATTAGTGCTGACAGTACTCGAATTTCTCCTGAAAACTCCAATGCATACAGTGGCTATTTGGTTGGAGACGGACTTGCACCAAACGGAGAATACGTATCCATGGGTACTAGTTTCCCTGGAACGGCAGTAGAAGGCGATTATGTACTGAGATTAGACTTTTTACCAAACAGATTATTCCGCTTTAATGGCACACGCTGGACCAAGGTTGAAGACAACGTTAGAAGTAATCCAACACATGGTGAGAGCACCAGCCTCAAGTCAGGGTTTATTAACAACACTGCAACAACTACACAGGATGATAACACTGTGATATCACAGCGTCAAGCATTAAGCAAGGCGCTTGAAATTCAGGAAGATAGTTAATGGCACAAGCCTTCTTTTACGATTCTCAAGTACGCAGGTTCTTGTTACAGTTTATTCGTGCATTTTCAAACTTCCAAGTTGAGTTTGGCAAGGATAGGGACGGAAATGTTACACTACAAACTGTTCCTGTAAAATACGGCGATGCTACACGCATGGTTAGTAGTATTATCAAAGATAACAGTGAGAACAAGATTACTCCAACTCCTATGATCAGTTGTTATATCAACGCTATGGAGTATATGCCAGAACGTCGACAAGATCCTACATTTGTAGACAAGCGTCACATTCGTATGAGAAAGTTTGACGAGAACACTGGAGAGTATACCACACAACAGGGTAATGCATTTACTGTTGAAAGATTGATGCCTGTGCCATATAACTTGACATTAAATGTGGACATATGGACCAGCAACACTACACAGAAATTACAGTTGTTAGAACAAATTTTAGTTTTGTTTAACCCTACTTTTGAAATACAGAGCACCGACAATTATCTAGACTGGGGAAGCCTCAGTTATATTGAACTAACTGGAACATCTTGGAGTAGTAGATCAGTTCCAGTAGGTCCTGATGATCAGATTGATATTGCTACTTTAACATTTAATGTTCCAATTTGGATTTCACCGCCTGCTAAGGTAAAGAAACTGGGTGTTGTTAATAAAATTATTGCCAGCATTTATGATGAAAGTGGAGACCTTGATGACCGTGCAATTGACAACAATTTGTTAATGGGCACTAGACTAAAATTTACTCCTATGAACTACGGAATACTATTACTGGGCAACACATTGACAATTTTGGAACGTCAAGAATCAGTAACCAATAAAATAGACCCAACAAGTATTGAGAACGACCCACCAGTTAAAATTGGTGTTGACGATGTTACGTGGAGAGCAGTGATTAACCAATATGGAGAGTTGCAAGCTGGTATAAGTCAGGTTAGGATTGACTTTGGAACAGGCGAGATTGTAGGTACTGTGGCCCACCACCCAACAGACGATACAAGACTCCTGTTTACTGTTGATACTGATACTATACCCACAAACGATTTAGATCCTGTTTTAAAGGTTATTAACCCCCTGAAGGTAGGACCAGATGCAGGGCTTGCTACTGCCGCAGTTGGACAGAGATACTTAATTCTTAGAGGAATTGGTGCTGATGGTAACACAGATGGTCCAAATGCTTGGAAAGACACTACTGGTAATGATTTTACTGCTGGCGCAAATGACATCATTGAGTATGATGGAATAAGATGGAATGTATCATTTGATAGTAGCACAGACACAGGCATTCATTATACAACTAACACCAACACTGGAATACAATACAAGTGGACTGGGGAGGCTTGGGTTAAGAGTTACGAGGGTGAATACAAGGCCGGAGAATGGCAATTAGTAATTTAAAACAGAGTGCTGGTGCTGTTTTTTTCGCCAAGTCTACACAGAGATTTTTATTCTTATTAAGGGATGATACCAGTTTTAAAAACACCTGGGCGTTTGTTGGTGGAAAAATAGACGCTGGTGAAAGAACAATAGACGGTCTATACAGAGAGATATCTGAAGAAATTGGATCAGTACCTGATATAGAAAAACTAATACCCATTGACCAATTTACTAACACTAAAAAAGGCTTTGAATATCACACCTTTATTGCTGTTGTTGAGGATGAATTTATACCCGAATTAAATCAGGAACACAAAGGCTATGCTTGGACTAAGTTGCAAGGATGGCCTGAGCCATTGCATCCTGGTGTTTTCTCCACAGTAAAAACACAAGAAATTGCTGATAAGATCGCTACAGTAGTAGCTTTATTTCGCAGTAGCACCTAGTTGGGCCAGTGATACATATTCACCATAGCCAATCTGATTATAGTTCTTAAGCCATTTCCAATTCTCTGGGATTTCTAATCCCTTGTGTTGAACAACCCTAAAAAAGTTAACATCGTCGTACACTGTCATAATTTCAGTTAATTGATTTTCTATTTTAGAGTTCAGTGTTGTTACACTTTCTGGCAAAGGCCCGTATGCATTAGTAGATTTTGGATATATATGTGTATCGTTTACTTCATAAAAATCAAATCCCAGCATATAGACATCAGTGTGTCCATCAGCACATGCTAGGTTAAGAGCCAGTGGGCCTGCAAAGAATCCACTGGGAATTTGTGGGTAAAGATGAAACATTCCAGGATACCTGGAAATGTTTTTTGGGTTACTGTAAACGATGTTTTCTTCACAATAATCAGTTTTTTCTAAGTTACGACACAGGTCTACATGCATGCATATCAAAAAGGTAGGATCGAATTCTGTATAAAGAGAATTGCATCCATAACTTTGTCCTACACTTTCTGCTCCGTTGGCACCGCCGTGCTGCCCATGCAGCAATTTTAAATCAAACTTTTCTCTGCTTCGGCCATTACCAATAACATGCGCTACGCCAATGTCCGACTCATCTTGAACAATTGTTTTAGGTACCCAGATTTGATTATTTGATTTTTTACCCTGTTTCCAACTAATATTTTCTGAAAGCATTTCGCCTTCATAGTCTCGGGTATAAAACTTAGATATCATTACTTGGCGCCGATGACTACTTCAATTACTTCAATTCCACGACTGTCTTTGTCTTCAAGACTCTTTCCAATAATAGATCCGGCTGGCGGGCTACTTTCTTCACGCCATGCCTCAGCTACACCAGGCTCAGTACTAGTAATCATTGCATCACCTTTGCGTACAAATCCAGAAACTTTAGTAGGAACACGCCCCAATAACCCAATAGCAGGGTTCATTTCGTCAGTCTGATCTTCTTGTCTGTGTGGACTATTCATAATAAGATATGGTTCTGTAGAAACTACTCCAAGTACTCGTCTATCCATCTTCTGAGTTGATTGCGTAATTTCATTTTCGCCACCAATAATAACCACTGTTCCTGGTTCATAAACTGCATCAGCATGATATCTTTCTGCAACGTCAGCATATTTTGACGAACGGGATGTTACTTCAAATCCACCTGCGGTACTTCCATCATGAACTCTAAGTGTATCTAATGTTGTATCTACACTTACTTCTCCTACAGCGCCCGTAAATGCATTATTTTGGGTAGTTGTTCCTCTTCTAAATTGTAATGTTGTTGGCATTGTCTTTCCTTATTATGTAAATACACCTAAGTCTAGTGTTATTGTTGAGCCTAATGGTTCCATCATTGAGTATACTTCACCTAAACTTACACCAAAAGCATCACTGCCTGCTGCCTCAAAAGGTGTTTCGACACTTCCTGTTTGATCTTGTTGTTTTGCTAAGTCAAAGTCACCGTCAGCACCTGGCGTTGTTGTAAATGTGCTAGATGTAAATCCACCACTTGCTCCGCCACCTGAACTTGCGTTTGCCTCAAAGTATGCTTTAGTTACTACGTCTTGCGCTTCAGAAGGGTCTCCTACATTGGTAACTCGATTAGATCCCATTGCAATAGCACCTGACATAGTGCCGCCAGTTAGAGCAAGTTTACCATCTATCTGTGTTTGAATATTACTGGTTACACCATCTACATAGTTAAGTTCTGCAGCACTTGCTGTTACTAGTGTGCCACCTAGTGTTAGCGAGCCAATGCTTAATGCACCTGCTGTTACAGTTAAGTCTCCAGTACTATCACCAGTTGCAGTGGTTGTACCAAGTACAAATACATCAGCACTTTCATCCCAGATGATTGCGGCATTATTGCCTGTTGATCCTCTTTCAAATATGAAACCTAAATCGTTTGTGTTACTAGTAGCACCATTGTTAAGTTCTATTAGACTATCACTGATTCTACTATTTGTAGTGCTAATGGTTGTGGTTGTGCCGTTAACAGTAAGATTTCCTGTTACAGTTGTGTCACCGGCTACTGTAAGATCATATCCATACCGTAGTTCACCAGTGTCTCTATCTATTACAAAAGTATCATCATACCAAGCACCACCAGTTCTTCTAGTAATATAGAAATCACTACTGTTGTCCATACCAAAGGCTAGACGTTGATCCTCGTTCACTGCAAAAGTTACAGTGGTGTGTGTAGCAGTACTTGGGTTTAGGTATATGTCTGCTTGCGATCCGTCGATTCTTAGAGCGCCTACACCATCATTAAGACTATTAGCAGTAAGTCGTAATGGAGGCACAGTAGTCTGACTTGATGTCAAACTTAATCTGTCCATATCAATAGTACCACCAACAAACAAGTTCTCAGCAATGGCTACACCACCATCCACTATCAATGCACCTGTGGTTGTACTTGTACTTCCTGTGGTATCATTAAAGTTAACAGCACCTGATACTGTTAAAGTACCAGTGTTGTTGATATTTCCTGCTTGAAGGCCTGCATAACTTGCAATAGTTACATTGCCGCTAGTGCTGCCAGTTTCTGTGGTGTTCACTAGTGCAAACTGATCTGCACTCTCATCATAGATAATAGCAACATTGGTGTCATCACCGCGTTCGATAACAAATCCTGCATCTTTATCTGCATTTCCTGTTTCGGCACTATTAAGTCTAATCAGTGGATCTGATATATTAGTTACATCAAAATTTATTTGGCTTGCTTTAGGTCTAGTGAATGCCATAATTGATTTCCTGATTCATTTAATAATATTTATACAAAAAAATAGGGAAGCATAAAGCCCCCCTATTCCTTGTAGCATTTGTAACGATAACTTACATCATCATTACGAGTACTTCGATAACGCCGTCGCCGCCTTCGTTGGCTTCGATTGCTTTACCAATAACAGTACCAAGTGCTGGGTTTGCCTCTGCGCGAGCCATACCGTTTCCTGCAGATACCATCAAGTCGCCTGCGGCAACTGGACCAGTAACTTTTGTAGGAACACGACCTGCTAGTGCAAGTGCAACACCATCTTGTGCGCTGTTCATCAAGTAAGCTGGATCTGTTGAAACAACACCTGCAACTGAACGACAAGCGTCCATGTCACATGCGCCAACTTTACCTTCACCTACAAAGTGAACAACAGTACCAACTTCAACTTCCTCATCGGAAGCGTACATTTCCGCCAAGTCAGCGTATTGTGCTGAAGTAGCTGTACCTTGGAAAGTTTTTCCTGCGTCTAGGATGATACCTGTTGATTCGATTCTGGCAATCTGTGAACCAGCAATATCGAAACGGATAATATCTTCGTCTGAACTTTCTTCAACTTGGATCTTTGTATCACCGTCTGCGTCTGACAATCCAGTAATTGTTGAAGCTGTAGTAAACTTACGAACTTCAATCAAGTCACCTGTTGCAGGAGCAGTAGTAAATGTTAATGTTGTACCACTAACACCGTATACTTCTGTTGGCTGCTGTACAACACCGTTTAGCATGACAAGCACGCCTGCTGTTGTATAGCTATCGCTACCTGATAAAGTAGCTAATGTAAACGCAACTGTTGAATCATCACCACTAAATGTCTGTGATGTAGCAACAGTGTAATCAACACTAACAGTTGTCCAACCTGAGTTGTTGTAAAACTCGAGGTCGTTAATTGCTGTGTTGAAACGGAACATACCAGTTTCACCAGTAAGTGCGTTACGTGCGGTTGTATCACCGTGTGGTATTAACATTGCTCCAGTTGAATTAACCTGGAATGCTGAATCACCACTCGCAGCACCACCAACAGCAACAGTGTCGCTGCCAGCATCTACAACAAATAGTGCGGTGTTTGTATCACCTTCAACAACAAAGTCAACATCAGCACCTGCTTCGTTAACACGGATTGCACTTGATGCTGCACCGTCGATAGCAAGGATACCAGTTCCGTTAGTGATAGATGTGTTTGTACCATCGTGTCCGATAGTAAAGTCACCGCCAGCACCAATTTCTAGTGTTTTGTTGTCTGCTGCAATAGCAATATCTTCAACAGTAGCAACTCTACCAGCTGTACTAACTGTAAACTTTGCAGTTGCAACATCAATACCACCATCTAGTGAAGCAAGTCCACTTGAAGTAATAGCAACGTTAACAATATTACCGTCTGTATCAACAGTAAAGTCATCATTGGTGTTAATTCCACCATCTAGACTTGCAAGTCCGTCAACTGTAGCTGCACCGTCAATATTGACAACACCAGCAACAGTAGCACTGAATACAGTAGCATCAGCACCACCAACAGTAAATGTAGTACCGTCGAATGTTAAGTCTGCTGAGCCAGTAAGTTCACCACTTGTGTTGTTAACTAGTTGGTTACTTGTAAGTCCAGTAGATGTTACTGTAGCACCTTCAAGGTCACCACTTGCAACTACGTTTCTTAGACCAGATGCAACGTCTGCGTTAGCATCAAGAACCAATGCCTTGTTTGCTGCGCCAGCACCGTTTGTAATACCGTCGAGCTTTTCAAGATCTGTTTCATCCATATCAGCTGAACCGATAATAAATGACCCAGTTGCTGTAACATTACGGAAACCAGTTACGTCTTTGTTTACATCAACTACAACTGCTTTACTTGCAGCAACTGTACCAGCGGTTACACCGTCAATTGTTTCAAGTTCTGCTTCGCTAATGTCAGCACTACCAATAACAAATGATCCACCAGTGATAGCACCAGTTGCTGTAACATCACGGAAACCAGTTACGTCTTTGTTTGCATCAACAACAACTGCTTTACTAGCTGCAACTGTTCCAGCAGTTACGCCGTCAATTGTCTCTAGTTCTGCTTCGCTGATGTCAGCACTACCAATAACAAAACTACCACCAGTGATAGCACCAGTTGCTGTTAAGTTACGGAAACTACTAACGTCTTTGTTTGAGTCAACTGTAACTGCTTTACTAGCTGCAACAGTACCTGCTGTAAGACCATCAATAAGTTCTAGATCTGCTTCGCTCATAGAAGCTGAACCAATGATTAACGAACCATCTAGCGTTATACTACCAATTGTGCCAATATTTCTGCTACTGTCAAGTACAACTGCTTTACTAGCTGCCGCTGTGCCTGCTGTGATGTCTTCGATTTGCTCTAGATCAACTTCAACAATACTTGCATTGCCAACTGTAAGGCCAGTTGCTGTAATAACACCAGCATTAATTGCTGCTGCTGTACCACTGAACACTTCACTACTGTTTGTTGCATCTGCAATAAATGTAAACGCCGAAACGCTATCATCATAACCAAAGAAGCCAGTCTTTGCACCACTGTTGTTGTATTTAAATTCAATACCACGGTCTTTGTTGTCATCTGCATCTGATGAACCCAAAGTTAGGATTGGATCAGCAATTGTAGTAACAGTTGAGTTAACTGTTGTTGTAGTACCGCTAACTGTTAAGTTACCAGCAATAGTAACATCGTCTGGTAAACCAATTGTAATAACCGGAGAACCGCTTGATCCACTAACTGCAACAGTTGTTTCACCTGATGTAGCAGTAAAGGTTGTTGTATCACCACTACCGTATGCTACTGATGTTGTTCCGTCTGTAACTGCACCGTCTGCTGCAACCTGTGCATCAACATATGCTTTAGTTGCTGCGTCTTGTGCACCACTTGGATCTGCAACACCTTGTAGTCTGTTTGCACCAACATTAATTGTTTGTGAACCTGCAACAGTGAAACCACCGTCAAAGTCTGCACTTGGAGTAAATGTTGCTGTACCTGTAATTGCAATTGCATCACCAGCAGCATCACCTAATGTTACTGCACCGTTAAGTGTAGTAGCACCGATAACGTCAAGGTCGATACCAACCCAAAGGTCTTTAGCAATACCAACACCACCGTCTACAATCAATGCACCAGTTGTGGCACTTGTTGCTTCTGTGACGTTGTTTAAGTTAACAATACCACTTGTATCAAGATTAACTGCACTAGTATGACCGTCGCCATCAACAGTAAAGTCGTCATTTACGTTAATTCCGCCGTCTAGTGAAGCAAGTCCATCAACAGTCATTGCGCCAGAAGCAACAACAACACCAGCAACTGTAGCACTGAATATTGTAGAGTCACTGCCGCCAACAGTAAATGTAGTACCGTCGAATGTAAGTTCTGCTGAACCATCAAGTTCACCACTTGTGTTATTAACAATCTGGTTACTTGTAAGTCCAGTAGCTGTTAATGTAGCACCTTCGACATCACCAGCAGCAACAACGTTGCGGAAATCACCAATGTCTTTGTTTGCGTCAACTACAACTGCTTTACTTGCAGCAACTGTACCAGCAGTAAGACCATCGATTTGTTCTAGATCTGCTTCGCTGATGTCAGCACTACCAATAACAAAACTACCACCGGTGATAGCACCAGTTGCTGTTAAGTTACGGAAACTGCTAATGTCTTTGTTTGCGTCAACTACAACTGCTAGACTACCTGTAACTGTACCTGCTGTAACAGCGTCAAGTACGTTGATTTCTGCAGGTGTTGCTGTAATATCAGTACCACCAACTTGTAGTTTAGTTGCATTAACTTCACCACCTGAACCATAGATAACTGCGATACTGTTTACAATAGTACCAGCTGCCGCTGTGTCAAGTAGGTTAATCTCTGCAGGTGTTGATGTAATATCAGTACCACCAACTTGTAGTTTAGTTGCATTAACTTCACCACCTGAACCATAGATAACTGCTTTGCTGTTTACAATTGTACCAGCGGTTGAGCCATCAACTAAGTTAAGTTCTGCGGCTGTGCTTGATACTGTTGTTGTGCCATCGTTTAATGATCCATAAACAATTGCGCCAGCTTGTAAGCCAGCATAACTGTCAATACCTACGTTGCCTGATGTGTCACCAATATCTGATCCGACGTTAGCAAGAACAAACTGGTCAGCACTTTCGTCCCAGAGCAGGGCTTGGTTATCGTCATTACCGCGGTTAATTAAGATTCCAGCATCCGCTGTTGCAGATCCGGTTGCCTCTGCTGCAAGTGCAAGAATAGCATCTTCAATTCTTGTGTTTGCTGTACTAACAGTTGTAGTAGTTCCACTAACTGTTAGGTTTCCAGTTACTGCAAAATCACTTCCGTAAGTGATATTGGCTGCAAGTTTACCAGCGGTGATTGCAGCATCTGCAATCTTAGCGGTGGTAATGTTTGCATCAGTAATCTGATTCGTTTTAATTCGTGTTATTGCCATCTTTGTTCATCCTCCAGATGTTAGTTATGTAATTACTAACATATTTATGAAGATATGGGCAATTTATTATAACCCAGCAGAATACGACCCAAGAAAGTTTTTCTAAAAAACATTATTCAAAGGGGATTAAAAGGGGGGGGTTGCCAAAGATTGTTGCTACACGGTTATTTATACAAAAATAAATATTTTGTATTACCAGGTGTCACCCGACCATGCAACACGCTTCCAGATGTTACTAGAACTGTCATAGCTCGCTGTGCAATAATAAATGTATGATGAGTCAAATGCTACCATGCCTGC